GTGGAAAACCCAGGACCCGCAGACCGGGGGGTCACCGCGCCGAGGCGATCGCCCGGTCCAGCGCTTTGGACAGCTCGGTTGGGTAGACGCGTCGCACCGTGTCGTTCCCCAGCTTCTCGAACGGGAAGCGTGGCCGGTAGGTCGGCTCGTTGGGCACCGCAAGGAAGTACGGCACAAGGCGACCGCGTGAACGGCGATAAACGCCAGGCATCCGACCGCCGCCGCGTGGCGTGCCGATCATGAAGCCGCCTCGATCGGACGTGGATAGGCGCGACTGGATCTCGCCGAACAGTCGGCGCTTGGGATTGCCTGCTGCATTGCGGGCGATCTGGGTGGGAACGATCTTGCGGCTGGAGGGGAGCGGGTTACCGCTGTCCCTGGCCAGACCGCGAATCAGCCCCTCGTAGGTTTTCCACAGGCGCTGACCGCCAAAGATCTGAGTGTTCAGGTAGGGGCGATCCTCGGCAGGAAACACCTCGGCGGTCAGGTTGACCTTGGTGGACTTGTTGTAGCGGAAGGCGTTCTTCGTGAACGGGACAGGCTTGTCGAACGACTTTGTGGTCTGCTGCTTCATGGCCAGCTGCACCTGCCTGGCGGTCTGGTTCAGCGCGACCGACGCGGCAAAGGGCAGCTGATTCCGGTAGGCGCCGATGAAGCGCTGCGCCTTGGTGAGCTCTGACAGGTCCGTGGTGATCTTGATCATGGTCAGACGGTCAAGGCCTGGTCCAATGCTGCCTGGATCCTGCAGAGGCTGGCTACCAGGGTGGCGTGGACGTCGGGCGGGATCGGGGAGCCCTCATCGATGGCGTTGTCAGCCACGGCCCTGCTCTGGGCCAGGGCTCGATCCAGGCTGTTGGTCAGGGACAGCAGCACGGGCAGGTTGCGCGGGCTGATCTCGTAGTCGGTGTCGAGCATGTTCATGGTGGGTCTTCAGAAACCGTAGGGGTGATCGTCAGCGGCCGCTGTGTGCGGCTCTGACGCGGGTGTGGATGGATCAGAGGGGATTGACGCGGAAGGCTGGCTCTCGGCTGCTAGAGGGGCAGACAGGGACGATCTGATGCGAGAGCGCGGCAACGGGCGCCTGACGTCTGGATCGCCGTCAACCAGACGGATGAACAGCTGATCACCTGGGGCAGGCCCGCATGTGATGTGACCGCTGGCCCAATCTCCTCCGGGCACCAGCTGAACGTCGACGGGATGGTTGAACGCAGGCAGAGGCTCTGCATTAAACCCCTCCCCTTGCATTATTGCTTTTACTGTTTTTACTGCATTAAACCCACTTATTTCATGTGCGCGCGAGGTTGAATGCAGTTCAAGCGTTGAATGCAGTTCTGCAGAGAGGGCTCCATCGCCGGTATCCCTGGCCCTGAACAGCGGTGATGGTCGGCCGCCTGCAACGCCTGCGGAGGCCCGTCCGTCCTGGTAGATCAGCCCTGCCCGGGCAAGTCGCTGGCAGATGCGGCTGGCCTGGTACTGCTTGAGCCTCAGTTCGCGGTTTGCGTGGAGCTCGTTCTGAGAGACAGGGAATCCCTGGGCTGATCGGTCTTGGATGTAGGCATAGACCTCGGCGTCTTTGTCGGGCAGGTTGAGCACTGCGTCAGCCCTGCGTTGCTCCTCGACGACGTCCTGACCATCGCCGTGAGAGATCCAGCCGTCGTCCGTCCGCTCGATGATCAGGCTCTGAGGCCGTCCTGCGCGGCCCTGAGTCTTGAGTTGGATGCGTCGGTCGTTGGGGTTGGCTTCGCTGGCCATCGGCGCCAGCAGGATGTTCTGCGAGGGGATGGCCGTAAGCGCGGTGGTCCCTCGCGCCTTGCTCACGATCGATCCGCCCTGGCCCTTGTTTGCGTGATGGATCACCACCGTGGTGGCGCCGTGTGGCGCCGTGACGGTCAGCAGCTGCGCCAAGGGATTGGCATAGGTGCTGCTGCCGTCCTCGCAGTTGAGAGTGGCAACGCAGGCGTGGTAGCTGTCGCACAGCACCATCGCCCCGGGAAACTCGCCGCAGACTTCGTCGAGCAACTTGAAGCCATCTTCGTCGAAATGCAGGGGGTCAGCCGCAGACCAGAACGCAACCAGGGGATCCTGCATCTCTCCGTCCGAAGACATGAGGCCTTCAGCGGTGAGCATGGTGCCCCAGTCCACCTCCGGCTGATCAGTTCCGACGATGATCACAGGCGGGCATTCGCCGTTGAGCTCCTGCCCGATGAATGACGGCTGCCCACGGTGCCATGCCGAGATCATCGCCAGCACGAATGACGTCTTGCCGACCTTGGGCTCTGCCACCAGCATGTTCAGCCGGTGACGCATCACGATCCCGTCCAGGGCCCACGGGACAGGCGTTAGGTCGAGCTTCTGCCCTTTGCGCTTGCCGCGGCTCTTGGGCCGCAGCTTGAGCAGGCAGTCTCCCAGCCATCGGCGGAGGTCAGCATCGCGGACGCAATCGCCTAAGCCGTGGTCGCTCACGCGTGCCCGAGCGCGAGGCATCAGGTCTGCCTCCGGGGTTGTCTCGACGATCTGCATCAGGTCGGACTTGAGGAGCTCGATCTCCTCCCTGACCGATCCGATCACCTCGTATTGATTTGAGTTGTCGGGAATAGAATCCATCTGCGGCTTTTGACGGTGAGAAGAAGTCGTTCTGGGTGATGCGCCCTATTCGCTCCAGCTCCCTGAATGCGGCAAGTTCAGGGCTTTCCTGCTGAGGATGCGCTGCGTCCCATGCGTCGAGCGCCCGATCGCTGCGGTGGACCTGCATGCGGCTGTAGTGGCCTTCGATGGCCAGGGCCGGGTCAAACTCCGTCTGCAGGCTGTACGGCACCCAGCGGAGCATCTCGTAAGCGCTGCGCTCGCGATCAGGCATCGGGCTGCTGTTGCTTCGTGGCTGCGAGCCCCAGCTGAACCAGGTAGTTGACCCAGGATGTCCGGCTCATGGCGCTGGGCTTGGTGTTGTCGACATCTCGGAGCACGACGGGATCAATGAAGACCTTCTGGCCGGCGACGGACTGGAGGGGCTTGCTCATGGGGTGAGTGCATGGTGCGGGACCAACTTACCCCCAAACCGGACCCATGGGGCGGATCGTTACAGTCAGGCATCTGCCGCGGCCCTGTGATCGAGCTGTCAGTCCTGGGCCTCGACCCAGCGCCGCAGGGGAGCAAGCGCCACGTCGGTGGGGGCCGGATGGTGGAGAGCAGCAAGCGTGTGAAGCCGTGGCGGGCTGCTGTGGCGCATGAGGCCAGGCTGGCCGGGGATCGCGTCGACGGTCCATGCGCCGTGGAGCTCGATTTCAGATTCACTCGGCCGAGATCCCATCACAAGGCGAATGGCGAGCTCAGGGCGTCTGCCCCGCGGTTCTGCGTCGTCAAGCGCAACGATCTGGACAAGTGCTGTCGGTCGACGCTTGACGGGCTCGTGGATGGCGGCCTGCTGGTGGATGACTGCCTGGTCGTGGAGCTGTTCGCATGGAAGGGGTACTGCGGGATCGGGGAGCAGCCGGGCGCTCTGATCAGGGTCAGGCCGATCGATGAATAAGATCAGCGAACTGATCTATCACTCGAAACGACTGCGCCGCAACGGATCTGACGCGGTAGTGCATACGCTGAGCGGGCATGGCAATAGATGGCAGCGTTCACCGACTGCCATGTTCCACCAGCCCATTCATGACGCCGAAAAGTCCCTGAATCGCTGGATCAGCACCTGGATCCCCAACTTGGCCCAATACGCAGAGAGCCCTGAGGCCTCCGCCATGGTGGCCAATCTCGCCGCTCTGACCAAGAACCTAAGCATTCAGCTCGGCTGCTTGTGGGAGCAGTCGACAGATGACCAGTTCGCCGCACAGGAGGAGCTGGCTCTGCACCACGAGGAGATGTACCAGCAAGAGGAAAAGATGAAGAATCGTTAGCGCTCCACGGTTGGGGCTGATCTGGCCCTATATTGGGTCCATGGCCAACAGGCCTCACCACCCCACAAGCTCATGACCGCCACCATCAACGGCCGCACTTTCACCCTCACCGAAAACACCGCCGAGCTCAGCAACCTCCGCGCTCACATCACACGCCAGGGCTTCGACGGCACCATCTGGGAAGGCTTCAGCGCTCGCACCGGGCGCCAGCGCAAGGACATCCGCTCCATGATCTATCGCTCCGCCAAAACCGGACAGTTCGTGATTGCTGCTTCCTTCTGACCCACACCGATCGCCGGGAGCGCATCCCGGCAACCATCACCACCCCCACAAGCCAATGACTGCCATCACCCCTGACAAACTGCTCGCCTCCACCTCTATCGGCTGCGGCTTCCACGACTGGAGCTGCGAAGGCGGCACCATCCGGGTCACCACCGATGAGCTGCGCCCCGTGCTGCAAGAGGCCTACGACCCCAACATGCCGGACTGGCCCAGCTTGATCAGCTGGGACGACGAAGACGGCTTCTTTGTCGCCTGAGATGGAGCGCACCATGACACGCCGTCAGCAGCTGTTCGCCCTCGCCGCCCAGCTCCACGAGCTGACCACCGAGGAGGAGCGGGAGGATTACCCGTTCTGGGATCACCTCAACGATCTGATCAACGACCTGGAGATCGAGGAGGATTGACCCCACGGCCCGCCGGAGCCTATCCGGCATCACCACCACCCTCACGCCATATGGACGACTATCAGGAGTTTTTGGAGCGCAAGCTCCACACGGGAGCCGACCACGGCTTCGAGCCGGTGTTCATGCCCGATCAGCTGTTCGACTTCCAGCAGGCCCTCGTTCAATGGGCAGTGCGGAAGGGTCGCGCCGCGATCTTTGCTGACTGCGGGCTCGGCAAGACCGCCATGCAGCTCACCTGGGCTCAGAACGTGGCGCAGCACACCGACCAGCCAGTGCTGATCTTGACGCCGCTGGCCGTGGCTGCGCAGACCATCCGCGAAGGTGAGAAGTTCGGGATTGAATGCCACCGCTCCAGCGATGGCAGCGTCCCTGGGCGGATCGTAATCACCAACTACGAGCGGCTGTCAGCGTTCAACCCTGCCGACTTTGCCGGTGTGGTCTGCGATGAGTCGAGCATTTTGAAGTCGTTCAATGGCTCCACTAGAAAGGCGATCACTCGCTTTATGTCAAAGATGCCTTATCGGCTGCTGTGCACTGCAACGGCTGCGCCAAACGATTACACCGAGCTTGGCAACTCATCCGAAGCGCTCGGTGAACTGAGTTACAGCGACATGCTCCGCCGGTTCTTTGCGCAGCTCGACGATAAAGGCCAGAAGCGCGAGGAACGGTTGCAAAGATCAGCAGAGGCAATGGTCGAAGCAAATGCCAACTATTACAAAAAGCTGGCGTTTCGCGTCTCTCAAACAATCGGCCAATGGCGCCTGAAGCATCACGCCCGCGATCACTTTTGGCAATGGGTTGCAAGTTGGGCGCGCGCCTGCCGCAAGCCGTCAGACCTTGGCTTCAGTGATGACAAGTTTGTTCTGCCTTTGCTGACGGAAAACGACCACGTTATCGCTGCGCCACCGGCTGAAGGAATGCTGTTTTCAATTCCAGCGTTTGGCCTTGGCGAAGAACGCGAAGAACGCAAACGCACCATTCAGGAGCGTTGTGAATATGCAGCCCGGCTGGTTGATCATGATCAGCCGGCTGTGATTTGGTGCCACACCAATGCTGAGGGTGATCTACTGGAACAGCTCATCCCTGATGCTGCTCAGGTTGCTGGCCGCACACCGGATGAACGAAAGGTGGAACTGTACGAGGCTTTTGGCAGCGGCCGTCAGCGGGTGCTAGTGATCAAACCCAAGATCGGCGCATGGGGCCTGAACTGGCAGCATTGCGCCCACGTGGTGACATTTGCCAGCCACAGCTATGAGCAGCATTACCAATCGGTTCGTCGTTGCTGGCGGTTCGGCCAAAAGCGACCGGTTGCTGTTGACGTGATCGCCACCGAAGGAGAGGCCAGGGTGCTGGCCAATATGCGCTCAAAGGCTGAGCGTGCATCCGCAATGTTTGAGCAGCTAGTGGCACAAATGAATGACGCTACTACGATCAAACGCACCAATCTTTACACAAACAACGCAAAGGTTCCCCAATGGCTGTAAAGGATCAACTGATCACCGACAACTACGCAATTTATAACGGCGATTGTGTGGAGGTAATGCAAAAATTGCCTGATGCGTCGGTGCATCTCACTGTTTATTCCCCTCCGTTCGCCGGCCTGTATCAGTACAGCAGCGACGATCGGGACATGTCTAATTGCCTGAACTATGACGAGTTCTTTGATCATTACGGATTCTGCATTGACGAAATCTCTCGAATCACAATGCCGGGCAGGATCTCAGCGGTCCATTGCATGGACATTCCGCTGAGCAACGCCGGCTGTGACGCGATGTTCGACCTGCCTGGCCGGATCATCCGCGAGCACAAGGCCCGAGGGTTCGCCTATGGTGGCCGCCGCGTGATCTGGAAAGAACCGCTCCTGGTGCGCAACCGCACGATGATGAAGAGCTTGCATCACAAGACCCTGTGCGAAGACTCCACCCGCAACAGCATTGCCAATGCTGATTACCTGCTGATGTTCCGCCGCAAAGGCGAAAATCCCGTGCCGGTGGTGCATGAGGTCGGGCTGATGCACTACAGCGGTGAGCGCAACGTGCCAGCCGATCTGAATGGGTTTCGCGGAATGAAAGGCGATCAGAAGAAAAACCAGTACAGCCAATGGATCTGGCGGCAGTACGCCTCAAGCGTGTGGGATGACATCAGGATCGACAACGTGCTGCAGTTCCGCAGCGCCAAAGACGATGACGACGAGAAGCACGTGCATCCGCTCCAGTTGGACGTGATCCATCGAGCGGTGGTGATGTGGAGCAACCCGGGAGAGACAGTGCTCACGCCGTTCATGGGGGTCGGCAGCGAGGTCTACGGCGCTGTGCAGGCTGGCCGCCGTGGCGTAGGCATCGAGCTCAAGCCCAGCTACTACCGCCAGGCAGTGCGGAACCTGGAGTCAACGGCAGTGTCGGAGAATGACGTCGACCAGGTAGAGCTGCTCCTCTGACCACCGAGGCATCAAGGGTGCGGCACCGGAAACGGCCGCATCACTACACCATCACCAAGACCTGGTGATCTGTTCTGAGCGACAGCCCTTCGTGTAAGTCCTCGATTATTACAAATTGCCAACACTGCCCAATCAGGGCACAGTCTGGCCCTAGGTTGGGGTCACGCCACAAGCCGGATAACGAGCGCCGGATTCTCCGCCCTGGACAAGAGAAGGGTCAGCCCGGGGGAGCTGCGATCCCCCACCCCTTTCACCACCACCCCCATGAATCTCAAGATCCCCTCCGATGAGGCCCTGGGCCTCCAGATCAAGCGCATCATCTCAGCCGTGGCCCTGGTGGCCGTGGCCTTCTACGCCGCCGGCCACACGCTCGGCACCGCCATCCATCAGCTCAACGCCAGCCTGACGCGGCTGCCTGCCGCACTGCCCACCATCGCCCCTGCTCTCCATGCTGACCCGCATCCTGCTCTTCCTGCTCCCCACGGCAACGATCGCCCTCGTGCTGTTCGACCACGGCAACCCCAACATCAATCCCGCAGTTCGGGGGTCGGGTTCGCATGACGCTGAAACGGTTCTACTTTGCCATTCCCGAAGCGAATGTCTTTGAGTGCATCCGCGCTGAATCATTCGTAGAAGCAAAGCAAATCGCAGCCGCTGAATGGCTCCCGTACTGGGATCAGATTGAGTGGCTGCATCACACAGAGGACAAGCACTATGGGCCATTCACCTAACTTCCAAAACGGTCAGATTGTCTACTACATGGGCCGTCGTGCCAACTGGCGTGAGGTCATCGGGATGGGCTCCTACCTGGAGTCACCCTTCCCGCATTACTGGGTCCAGCGCGATGGCGTGACCACCCTGGAGAGCAAGCTGCGGCTGTCAGCCAATCCCCTCGACGACATCCTGGATCGCCACAAGAGCCGCCGCGACAAGAAAAGGGCCAGCGACGCCACCACCCCGGTATCCGCCGCCGACCCCACAGAGGTTACCCAATGAACAACCCACCCCTTGAGCAGCAGAACTGCGACAACTGCCGCTACCAGCGCCACCGCCGTGGCGAAAACCTCTGCTGCATCAAACCGCCACGCCTCGGTGATTCCGGGATGATGCCCATCTGCCCTATAAGCCGCTGGTGCGGAGAGTGGGTAGCACGATGAACCGCGCCATCATCGATCACCTCAGCAATGAGGAGTATCACGCCGATCCTGCGGTCAGCGCCAGCCACTTGCATCAGGTCGCGCGATCCGGCCAGCACTACTGGGCTAGGTACGTGACCAAAGTGCCAGAGCTGCCGAAATCCACCGCCGCCATGACCATGGGCAGCCTGGTGCATTGCGCCGTGCTCGAGCCCGACCAGCTGATGAAGCGCTACGGCATCGCTCCTGATCGCCGAACCAAGGCCGGCAAGGAGGCAGCGGCTGAAATGCAGGCCAACGGCATCGAGCCCGTAAGCGAGTCAGATCTGCAGCAGGCGCAGCGCATGGCTAGTGCCGTGCGCCGCCATCCCTACGCGGCAGAGCTGCTGAGCGCTGGCAAGGCGGAGGCGTCGATCTGGTGGGATGATCCTGAGACAGGGCTGCGCTGCAAGTGTCGCCCTGACTGGATCAACGACGGCATCTGCGTCGACCTCAAGACCACCACCGACGCCAGCCCCAAGGGCTTCGCCAGGAGCGTGGCCAGCTTCCGCTACCACGTCCAGGATGCCCACTACCTGGCGTGTGGCTTGTTCGATCGCTTCATCTTCATCGCCGTGGAGAAGGAGCCGCCCTATGCCGTGGCTTGCTACCAGCTCGACGCCGATGCCTTGACGGAGGGGCAGCGCCTCCGTGACCGCGACCTGCAGCGCATCGCCAACTGCCGCGCTATGGCAGCATGGCCCGGCTACGGAGACGAGTTGCAGATCCTCTCGCTGCCAGCCTGGTCCTACGGCAGCGACACCATCACCCCGATTGACTTCTAATGACAGAACAGATCACCTCACCGCCGAACCTGGCGGGCGTCATCCGCAAAGATGACGTCTACACCAAGGGCACCGGCAGCTATGCCGCCAGCTACGTGCCCTGGGCTCGCATCGCTCAGCTGCTCCACGAGCACGCACCAGGCTGGGACTTCCACCTCAGGCCCGTCGAAGGTGGCGGTCAGATCCACAAGGCCCCGGACGGCACGGGCTACCTGCTCGGATACTTCACCGGTCCTGACGGATTCATCACCAGCGACTTCCCGTTCCCGTGCATGGATCACCGGAACAATCCCATCCCGTTCGACAAGATCAGCGCCAGGGTCCTGACCGACACGCACCGCCGCGCCTTGTGCGCTGCCGCCGCGTTCCACTTCAGCCTGGGCTATGAGCTCTGGGCAAAGCAGGAGCTCGAGGACGCCAAGGCTGAGCCCGCGCCAGCGGCCACCAGCAAGCCGCAGAAGCCCGCCAAGGATGAGCCTGAGGATGATGACACCAAAGCCGCCTCCAAGTTCATGCTGGCCGGCATGAAGGCCATCCGTGGTGCCTCCACGCCTCAGCAGCTGGAGGCTGTCGGCCAGCGCCTTGTCGCCCGGCATGAAGCCGGCGATCTCACCGACGAAGAGCAGCAGGCCCTCCTGCAGCTGATGCTCGATCGTGAAACTGAACTCACCACCAAGAACTGACATGTCCGAACTCAACGCATCATTCAGCCTGTTCCCCACGCAGGAGAAGCGCTCCGATCGGAGCCCTGACTACAGCGGCACGATTGAGATCCCCGTCGCTGACATTGACGCACTGGTGGCTCACCTCGGCACACAGCCTGAGAGCAACTGGCGCGATGAGGATGTGATCAAACTGCGCATCGCTGGCTGGAAGGCCACCAGCAAGGGCGGCAAGAGCTATCTGAACGGGAAGATCAGCATCCCGCAGGAGCAACAGCAGCAGGCGCCTGCTGACGACGATTCGATCCCGTTTTGAGCCATGAAGTCTTGTCGCAAGTGCGGAATGCTTTTAGAGCTTTCCGCCTTTTATGTTCACCCCAGAATGGCAGACGGCCATCTGAACATTTGCAAGGAATGCACAAGGGATCGCATCCGCCGTTATTCAACGGGGAATCCGATTGTCCTGGAGCGCGAGCGAGCTAGAAGCAAGCAGCCTCATCGCCGGGAGGCTAATGCTCAATGGGCGGCCGCCAACCGCCATAAGGTCAACGCCAGCAAGGCAGTGCATAGGGCTGTCAAGCGCGGCGAACTGGCGCCGGCATCGGCATGTGAATGTCAAGACTGCGGGCGGCCAGCTGCCGTGCTTCATCACCACAGCTATGAGCGAGAGCATTGGCTCGATGTAGTGCCGCTCTGCAAGCCATGCCACGGCATCCGCCATGCCCACCCGCAAAGATTCAATGCCTGAGCCATCCCGCCGAGAGCGCTACTTGAAGGCGCTCGAAATCGCCGAGCGCCATGGGAATCGGTTCATGGCTGCCAACATCCGCGCTGAGCTGAGGAAGCTCGACGCGGAGCCCACCACCCCCACGGAGAGATTTCAATGACTGACCACCCCACCATCACCCCACCGCCTGAGCTGGTGCAGCAGTGGGCCAGCGAAAGCCTGGCAACGCAGAATCTTTGCAATCGCGCCGCCCAATGGGGCGCAGACCAGGAGCTGGAGGCGTGCATCGCTTGGTTAGTTCGTAACTGGACAGACGTTGAAACCGCAGACAAGCTCCGCGCCGCCCGCCGCCCGAAGCCGCCGAGCTTGAAGAAGCAGGCGTACAAGCTGCTTGAGTGTTACGGCACCTCGGGAGTAAAGCTGACTGCTGATCAGTGCAACACAATCCGCGAAGCACTAAAGGATTCCAATGGCTGACTTTCTGATGTACGCAATCACCACTGCCTGCCTGTTCGCAGTCCTTTGGTTTATCTGGGACGGCGCTAATGGGAGGAAGCGATGACTGAACTCTCACCCGCCCAGAAGGCTTTAGCTGTTTTCAATGAGCGCCACGAGCTATGCGGACCCTTTGATGACGACTGGGTTGAGCAGTGCCTCGCCGCTGCTATCGAAGAGCTGGCTGTCCACGCTGGCCGCGGCCTGTACCGCAACGAGATCCGCGCCATCGCCGCCGAGCTGCGCGGCAACACCACCCCCACGGAGAGCAATGGCCAGACGTGAACAGTTCCACCTCCCTGGAGGCCTCCCGATCGAGACAGGCGTTGACAATGGTCAGCGCTGGTTTGTCGGTTACAGGAAGGGCAGCAGCATGGGCTTCACCTGCCCCACGGCCCTGAGGAAGTGGCTTGGGTTGCCCTTGAAGACGCCATCCAGGGAAGCCTTCGACGCGTGGATCGCAACCCTGGAGGAGGCCGATGCTGTTAAAGCGAAACCGCCTTCCGTTGAACAAGGCCAGCAGCTGTTAAAGGAGACGGGCTGGGGGCCGGAGGCGCATGCCGATGAGGACCCGGCCCTGTCAACGAAGATGATCCTCTGAACCTAGACTCAGGCCACATACCGGCAATGCATGGCGGCATACGAGCAGCGAGTGCCCGACCGCCACCATCATCACATCGAGGACACGCTCTTTATCGATCGACGATCAGCAAAGCGCCGCTTTCGCGCGTCGATCCTGGAGGCCTGGGAGCACCGCTGCGCCTATTGCGGACAGGAGGCCACGACGCTTGATCATGTCCGGCCCAGATCCAAGGGGGGCCAGACTGACAGGGCCAACCTCATCAGCTGCTGCGCCCGATGCAACAGCAAGAAGGGCTCGACTGACTGGCAGGAGTGGTACCGCGCACAATCGTTCTGGGATCCTGAGCGGGAGGGGAGCATCTGGATCTGGCTGCATCAGAACGTCAGATCCACCGACTGACCGTGGTAGCTTGGCCGGGCTCCACCACCCCGAGCCATGCCTGCCTTTCCCGACAGCTTCGCCGATTACCTCAAGGAGATCGGCCGCTACCCCTTGCTGACCCCGAGCCAGGAGATCGAGCTCTCTCGCCAAGCCCAGCGCTACATCGAGCTGCGCGACACGGAGGGGAAGCCCGAGACGCCGCAGGAGCACCGCCAGTATCGAGTCGGCAAACGTGCCTTCGACAAGATGATGACGTCGAATCTCCGGCTGGTGGTCAACATCGCCAAGAAGTTCGTGGGCAGGGCCGGCCACACCTACGGGATCATGGATCTGATTCAGGAGGGGTGCATCGGGCTCCACCGTGCCGTTGAGCTGTTCGACAGCTCCCGCGGCTACAAGTTCAGCACCTACTCCTACTGGTGGATTCGCCAGGCGATCTGCCGCGGCATCGACACCAGCGATCGGACGATCCGCATCCCCATCCATGCCCTTGAGAAGCTGAACCGGCTCATGAAGCTCAGGGAGGCCTACCGCAAGGAGAACCCGGGCGAAGAGCTGACGCTGCGGCAGGCTGCTGAGATGATGGGCGTCAGCCAGGATCAGCTGGCCCTGGTGCTGGAGCGCTCCATTCACATGTGCAGCCTGGACGTCGCGGCGACGACGCGGGACGGCGACGGGACCGCCCTGATTGATCTGATCGCATCAGAAGAGCCAAACGAGGACGACCGCACCTACGCCAGCCAAGTGGAGCAGATTGATGCCATCAATTCAGCCCTGGCGTTCATCAGCGAAGAGGAGGCCGAGATCCTGACCAGGTGCTTCGGGCTGAACGGGGCAAACTACGAGACACTGAACTCGATCGGGCAGTCGAAGGGTGTTAGCCGTGAGCGCATCCGCCAGAAGCGCGACAAGGCGATGCGGAAGATTTCGCGTCACCTCGGCCTAGCACTGCGCTGATCACCACCAACGCCACCATGGCCGGCGTGGGGCTGATGCTCTGTCGTTGGCCATGACGATGGCCTCCAGTTCGATGATGCGCCCCACGGCCTGCCTGATCATCATGTCTTGCAGCCAGGAGTGCCTGACCAGGTTGGAGCAGAGCCTGCGGACGTCGTCAGCGTCATGATGATGGAGCGGGACACGGGCTGCTTTTTCGATCGCCAGATCTTCTTCAACACTGGGGCGAACCACCATCCAGTCAGCCCAGCCCATGGCAGCCTGTCTCACTCACTGAATGAACGGTAGTGCAACATCCAAAACTGGAAAGGATCAAGACGAACGAAGGCACGATCTGGCGGGTCACCTATGCCGGCATGGTGCGGGAGCATCGGCAGGAATGGCAGGCGCGGGTGTTCCTACAGCAGGCCGCCATGGAGCTCAGGCGCCCAGAACCTTGAATGCCCTGGTGGTGTAGTCCCTCCGATCCTGGGCACCGTTGGGAGGCATCCTGCCGTTGACTCTGGCGCCCACCTGGTCGATGCTTGCGCCCTGGCTGATCAGCTTCTTCATCTTGTTGTCGTGCCACCAGAAGCCGCTGATGGACCACGGGTAGGCCTCACTGGTGTAGCCCTTGCCCAACTGCATCACCTTGGGGTCAGGTCTGCCGATGCTGGCCAAGTAATCACTGAAGCGCTGGTGGTTGTATCTCCCAGTCACCTGGATAAAACCAGTTCCAGCATGTTTGACGCCATCACCAGGATGGACGTTCCCCAGGTCCTGACGGCCTTCGTAGTTGCTGCCGTCGTGGATCTCCACAGGCCAGCGCAACCCGCCAGACTCGTGACCGCACTGACCGAGGAAGTGCGCCAGCTCGACACGCGTGTCGATCCCGAACACCTCGCAGCATCGGGCCAGGTCGTTCATCAGATCGTCGCTCAGGGTGTCGGGCTTGCAGAGCATGATCTGACCCAGCTCAGCCTTCGTCAGCGGCCACTGTGGTGTAGGTGCTTCCACTGCTGACTGCCAGGTTGAATACCAGTCTTGGTCACGGCTCAGCAGGCCGGGGGCTGCCTGATTGATGGCCACCTCCAGCTCCTCAATCGCCGCGTCCTGGTGGCCCAGCCGCTTGTAATACCGGAACAGGTCAACCAGCTTCATTGATGAAGGCGCGGATGGATTTGGGGATAGTGCGGCTGGGGTCAGCCTTAGATGCACTGATGCGAGGATCGAATACCTCGAAGAACTGCGCGAGCTGCCCGTCCACCTTCCAGCTTTCGCCGGTCAGTCGCTCCAGCTGCGCCCGGACAAGCGCCTCGAGCTGCGATGGGGACAGCTCAGCCATGAGCTGAGGCATGAACGGATCGAGCAGGTCCAGCGTCCTGGCTACCGCCGAGGGGATGTAACGCCGCCCGATCCTGGCCGCCAGCGGCTCGATCAGCGCCTTCGTCAGGATCAAGCCGATGATCAGGCCTAGCAGCGTGCTCATGGCTTCTTCGCGGTAGTCTTCGTGGTGGTGCGACGTGCCGCCCGGCGTGGTGTCACCAGCGGCTCAGTCTTAGCAGGCACTGGCAGTGGCGCTGAGCCCTTGCTCAGGCCGGAGGGGACAAACAGCGTCGAGACTGTCATCCAGCGCTCCAGGCAGGCGTTTTTCTGCGGTGCTGCGCTCATGAAGTTCGGCACCTCGCAGGCGCTCACGAATGCCACGGCGAACAGCATTTGGCCCACCAGCAGGCCACCGCTCAGGCCGGCTGCGCTCTTGATCCGATTGGCGAGCTCCTGCATGGTGACCAGTCAGGGGTCACGCTGATCTTAATCCGGTCGCGCTTCCAGCGATGTGATGCGAGTTTCGCAGTTGTTGAGCCGGCCGTAGATCTCCTTTTTGTCCGCCTTGAGATCCTGGTGGAGCTCCTCCAGCTTTCCCGCGATGCTCTCCACAGCCATCGTCAGCCGAATCACGGCTTCCCTTGATTCTGCTGCTCGTCTCCCAAACCCCGAAGCTGTCATGCCAGCGATGCCGATCGAGGCACCGATGACGGCGGCATAGATCTCGATCACTGAACGCTGGTGCGCCTACGGGCTCAGTGTATCCGCAGGCTCAGCGCACCGATCTCAGGGTCACCGCCAGATCTACTAGGCCGCCGCTTGCGTGCGTCTCTGCGGGTGGGTCGGTGTAGACCCAGTAGCGCGAATCCAGCAGTGTGGAGTCTGTCAGCTGGAAGGGTTCGCCACTGCTGAATTGGCCAGCGTAGTGGTCCCTGATGTCCTTGGCTGCGGCCTCCACCAGCCTGCGGAACGTCAGCCGAAGCTGAGCGCCAGTGCGGACGGATCCGGTTCGGAAGCGCATGGCACCACCAGCCCATCCCTGCTGTGTCACCACCGGATGAGCGCCGAGGTCGTAGCTGCGCTCGTCGGGCTCATAGGGTGGGAAGACGGCCATCAGTTCTGCAGGGTCACGGTCGACGCTGCCAGGGCCAGGGTGCCGGAGGTCACCGCCACGTCACTCCCGAAGTCGTTAAACGCGATCAGGGTGGAGGTTGATGCGGTGCCAGTGCTCGAGTAGTAGACGGCGCCCCGTGCGGTGATGGTGGCTGACGTCCAGTTGGTGCTCGCAAACTCCAGGGTCAGCTTGTCGTTCGCCGTGTCGAGCGTGAGGGTGCCGGTCACCGTCTCGCCGCCAGCGGTGTAGCCAGTGCCGCTCACCTCGTTGGTGACGTCATCGAAGAACTCGTCGGCATCCTTGTCCGGCGAGTAGCTGCTGGTCACCAGCGCCACCTTGAAGGTGTCATCGCTGATGTCATTGTCCGCCAGGTAGTCCAGGAACTTGTTGTAGATAAGGCTGGCCATGGTGTCAGGGAGTGGTGGCGGCGCCAGCGGCGAAGCTGACAGAGATGGTCAGGTCTGCGCCTGGTGCTGGAACTGTAGGCAAGCCAGGCGTGAAGGTCAGGCCGATGGTCAGGCCTGTGCCTGCCACGGTGGTGATGGGTTCAGCGTAGAAGCTGACGCCGATCCGCAGATCAGCCCCGGCGACGAACTGCAGGTCGGCCACCTGAGAGATCAGGCTCACGCTCACGTCATGCACCAGGGTGCAGCTGCCGGTGTCGCCGGTGGGGCGATCGACCACCTCTGGGGGCTGGCTGTAGCGCCACAGGAAGCCGCCCGAGATGTAGTCGCCAGGGGTGAAGCCTGACAGCAGGCTGTTGGGCACGTCGAAGGCAAGGAAGCCGCTGTCCTGCCCGTCGTAGTGATCGACGATCAGATCCTTATCAGCCGTCGACAAGGCGGCGAAGGTCACCTCGATCAACTGATCCCGCGCGGAATTGCACAGCAGGGTGGAGCCGTAGAGCCCGTTCATGCTGCTGTGCGGCTGCACCTGGAACTGCGCCGGTGAGACGACACGGGTAGCAGGGGTCAGGGCGGGAAACGTGGCCATGGCTCAACGTTGCCACAGGTGGAGGGGACAGAGCATCCGAGGATCGCCAGCGATGCGAGCCTTGGCTGCCATGAAGCAGCCGCACTTGCCGCAGCGCCGGGTCTTGTGATTGAACTGCTCGCAGCTGAAGCAGGTAGCCAGCCGGTAGCGGTAGGTCTCGTCTGATGCGACGCCGTGCTTGATGGCCTGGCCGGTGGAGACCAGCAGGCTCTCGGCCATGGTGCGGATCGAGGGGGTCGGGGTGGTCATACACATTCAATGCATGTTTGATCAAAGCCTATTTCAGGGGTGCGCTCGTATTTGAACTGTATGTTCGGAGCGTATGGAGTCACATAGCTTGTCTCGAAGGTTCGCGCATCGCCGCACCGATTAACCCATCTCCAGGTGTAGAGATAAGCGACAATATCTCCTCCACTAACAATAGGCACAGGATCATCAAGCGTAAACGATCCGTCAGATGTTGTCATGGTTCCGTTTATTACAGGAATCCATCGGTTATCTGGATCGCTGTAAAAATAAATCCGAATGGTTACTTTAGTAACGCAGGTGAAGCCCCAGGCGATCTGATCGGGTGTGCAGCAATCAAGCGGGTAGCAGTCGATGTCAGCTGGCGGCAGGCAATCCTCGCAGATCATGCCAAACTCGTACTCATCAGTGCCGGGCTCGCCTTTCGTGAATGACCCGACTTCGGTGTATCCAGCCGGGCACACAGTCACGTTGTAGAAAGTGTTTTGATAACAGGGTGTGTCACACGGATCGAATGGATCATCCGGTGGCGTGGGGATCGGTGCCGGTGGCACTGGCGGCGGTGGATAGCCTCCCGGTGGTGGTTCCGGCGGTGGCTCTGGATCACCAGGCGGGAAGGGGGCAGGAGGCAGCGGTGGTGGCGGTGGCGGTGGGTTCGGTGGATCGCCAGGGGCGACAGCCTGGAACACCTCAGCGGGCACCGACGTATCGGCGCTGCTGTTCTCGTCGCAGTCGATCCCGGTCCTGATGTCGTCTTCGTAGTTCAGTCCCTGGGCTTCAGCCTGCGCCACGGTCAGCGCCACCAGCGACCGGCCCTCAGCGTCGACAGGGAAGTGCGTGGCCTGGAACACGATCTCGCCGGTGGAGGTTTTCTCTATCTGATCCAGCTCGTAGAGGTAGTCGTGCGTTGTCGTGCTGCCGTCGCTGGCGTTGCGCTGGTAAGTCAGCCGCACGATGTCGCCTTCCTCCAGGATCCTGTTGTAAACCTCAGGCCGGCAGGCCCAGCTGATGGTGTGCGTTGACCATTTCTGCCGTGCTCGCTTGTAAGCCATCGCCCGCACCGCATGGAGCTCATGCGTACAGAACGTGGACATGTCGTGCTGCTCGACGTTGCCTGAGCTCCGGTCGCTGCCATAGCCCACCTCAGCCGTCCTGATGATCCCGAACGTGTCGCCAGGCTGCTGGCGCCACATCGCCAGCATCAGCTTCGGCTTGCGCTGCTCCAGTGGCGTGAAGTCAACTTGCAGGCTGCCCGGGATGATGAAGTCCTCGGTGAACTCGAACTCCCACGGGATCGGATCGGTCTTGATGGCATAGCTGCCATCGATCGGCAGCAGTGGCCTCAGCCCGCGCTTGCCATCCACGCGTGTCTCGCGCACCAGGAAATATGGCGCGTTCGCGCTGATGAAGTCATCAAGGCTCTGCGTCTCCTTGATGTTGATGTCGCAGTAAAGCTGGTTCGCATCCAGGAACAGTGCAGCGGTCTGCAGCCGCGTCGTGTCGATCATGTCGGCCGGGAGCTTCGCGCTCACCTCCATGGCCAGCTTGAACAGGTCGGCGAAGTTGCTGCTGGGGCCTGACACGCTATCGGCCAGCCTGGTGACCGTCCGGCCTTCGCGGATGAAGACTTGCACCTCGAGCGCCCAGTCGCCCGATCCGTCCGGATAGGAGTTCTCGTAGCTGAAGGTCGTCATGCCCTCGCCGGTGCCCTTGCTGCCGCAGTAGTCCGGCACGTTCTGGAGGGTGTAACCCTCGCGCTCCACCAGGAAGTTGCCGGGGTCCCAGTCGCCCGCCCTCCGGTTATAGGTCTGCGTGAACGATCCGACACGGCAGGTGCACTGGAACACATCGCGCACCTGAACGCTGCCCATCGGGCCATCGCCAAGGATCAGGTGGTAGCTCGCCGTCAGGTTGTTGCTGGCGTCGTTCTCGTATCGCGCATCAGTTGCCGGTGGTGTGATGAACACGCCGCCGCGATCGCCCACACGGCGCGCAAAGACTATCGGGACGGCCTGACCGATGACGGCTGCCTGCTGCCTGCCGCAGAGCTCTCCCTGGGCTCCCTGGGCCGGCCCTGCGGTGTTCGGTGGCTGCACCTCCGCAGCGGCCAGTGAATACCTTGCGTCGACTGATGGCTCCCTGGCTGGCGGCTCGAGGCTGTAAATGCCTCCCTTGGATGACCTGGCTGGAATGTCCACCGTGTAAGACAAGGTGGCGACGCCGTTCTCCCAAGACCATCCGCTGCTCTCGGCTTCTTGCCGAGTCATCAATTTGCGGCGTGTGATGTTGATCGAACGGCCGGCCATCAGAATTGCATCCCCATCCCGATCAGATTGTTCGTCATCGTGCGCGGTGGGAACTGAGCGCCGACAGGTGACAGGCTGCTGCCCATCTGCAGCGTGAACTCAAAGCCGGCCTCAGATGCGCTGGTGATCTCACCCAGGAACGTGGAGATCAGCGTCTGGCCAGCCGGTGGTGAGCTGACGCCATCGGCCACGGGGTCGAACTCGTAGGTCCGCACCTCGAACAGTCGCGCCTGCTCCATCGCCAGGTCGACGGCCTGAACCACCACACCGGTGGCCGGCAGGGTCAGCGTGATGCCGCCCTCATCGCCCGTGACGCCTGATGCCACACCGGAGGCAGTGAAACCCACATAGACCCAGCTGGCGCTATCCCAGGACACGATGGCGTTGCTGTAGAAGTTCTGCCAGCGCTGATAGGTGATGCCACCAGCGTCGTAGATCCGCAGGAACTGAGACTGCGCTCTGGCCATCAGGCGACCCCCACGGCACGGCGACCGGCATAGGTGCGCAGCCGGGCCATGGTGGCCGCTTCAGTGGCTCGCATCGCCCTCTGCAGGTCTTGCACGGACACCCAGTTCTGGCCGTCAGCCTGCATCACAGGGCCGGTGTTGATGTTGATCTGGGCCGGCTGCATCGCAACGCTGCCGCCACCTCCAGCCATTACGCCACCAGCTGCCAGGTCGATGACACGCTCCCGAGGGTGCAGGATCGCCGGGAAGCCGCCCTTACCGTCAACGCCACCTGTACGGGGGCCGTTGCCTGTGTATCCACCACCGGCGAAGCTGGGGGCCTCCTGCGGGCCAGGGACCAGGGGGATGTTAGGGATGTTCACGCCGATGTTCCGCGCCAGGTTGATGGCCGCATTCACCTTCTGGATGAAGCTGTTCAGGCTGTTGGTGACGAACGTCAGGATGCCGTTCCACACGTTCTGGATCATCCGGCCAGCCGCGATGAACGGCGCTTTGACCGCCTCGGGCAGCCTGTTGAAGATGTCCACGATGCCATCCCAGGCCTTCTGAGCGAAGCCGAGCACAGGCGTGACATAGAAGTCCAGATAGGCCTGGGCCGCGGCCTTGAGCACTTCCCCGATCGCGTTGAAGCCATCCACGAAGAACTGCCCGATCGCCTTGAGCGCTCCGCCAATCTGATCGCGGAATGCGTAGATGGCCACGCCGGCTCCTACCAGCAGCGCCACCCAGCCAACCGGGCCGGTGAAGACGGCGACAATCAGTGCTCCGAAGCCCTTCAGCGCAGCCAGCAATGGGCCGACAGCCCCAAGCCATCCGGCGATCGTTGCGCCGATCTGCAATGCTGCCAGGCCCTTGAGCAGCGCAACCACGGAGGTCAGCGCAGGGGCGATCACCACGAAACCAGCAACCAGGCCACCTACGGCCACCGTCAGCGTCTGCACTGGACCAGGCAGCGCAGAGAACAGCCCCACGAGCGATCCGGCCAGGTCGACCAATGGCGTCAGCGCAGGCAGTAGCTGGGTGCCGACTGCCGTGCTCAGATCAGCAACAGCGGCCTGATAGCGCTTGTAGGCGTCCGGTGGTGGTGGCTCACTCTTGGATAGCTCCGCCAGCGCCTTCAGCAGCACCTCAGACGTGATCTTGCCGTCGGACGACAATTCCTTCAGCCCTGCGACGGTGGTGCCCATCACCTTGGCGACAGCCTGGCCGATCGTTGGCAGCTGCTCCATCACGCTGCGGAACTCATCGCCCTGGAGCTTGCCGGAACCCAGCGCCTGGCTCAGCTGCAGCATCACATTGTCGGTCTGATTAGCGGTGAGCCCCATCTGCGCCGCTGCGTTGTTCACGCCCACGAACGCGGTCTCGATCTCCTTCAGCGATGATCCGGTAGGCCTCAGCCGGGCGTAAAGGTCGGCCACAGCGTTAGCCGCTTGCGTCTGCCCGATGCCGTACCGTTGCGCAGCTTCACCGGCGAACGACATCAGGTCGCCAGTCTCATTGAACTGATCCGCGAGGTTCGCCAGTCGTTTCTCTGTTCGGCTTGCGTCGACGCCAGCTCTGGCAAAGCTCGTGGCCAGCGCACCAGCACCGATGGACGCCATCACGCCGCCGAGGGATCGGCTGGCATTGCCAAGCCGGACGAAAGCATCGCCCAGTCCCTTTGATTGCGTGCTGGCATTGCCGAGACTCTGGCTCAGCCTGTCGACAGACTGCTGGCCCGTGACGTTGGCCTTGATCTGCAGCAAAGCGCTCATCACTGCCATGGTTAGGAGCCTCCTGCCTTGCTGTTGATCAGGGTCCGGGCGTGGAGCTCCATCACCTGGATGTCCTCCATTATCGCAGCATCGACAGCAATGCCGAAGACTGCCGCCGTCTGCAGCACCGCCGGGTAATCCAGCCCGATCAGCCCGCCTGGCCCTGCTCGCCATTGCGTATGGCATCGCATGAACAGATCAACCGCAGGCCACAGCTCAGCCCACAGCAGATACTCAGGCGGCTGTAGGTGGTGCGGCTCCAGGATCACGCCATAACGCGCTGCATCGGCCTCCAGTTGTGTGGTGTCGCCCTTGCCGTTGAACATGTGGTCAACGGCGCCTGTCAGTTTTTTGCTCGTGCCTTCCTGTCTGCGTCAAAGAAAGTCTCAACCAAAGCATCGGCAACAGCGGCACGGTCAAGCAGCTGCGATTTGGTGCTCGGGGTCATTTCCACAGGCTCACCGTCTGCGGTGGTGATGCCCTCCCATCCGGCCAAAATCTCATCGGCAATCTGCCGTGTGGGGATGTCTTTGATCTCCTCACCTCGACGGATTGCAGCCTGCAAAGCTGACACCTGCATCCCTGCTTCTTCGATGCGTGTCTGCGTCAGCCGGTTGAAGATTGCGGTGAACTGATGCGTGCGGATCTTGCCGCCATCGAGCACCTCACGGATTGAGACAGGGTGCTTGAATGTGGGCGACTGTTCGAGTACGAAACTCATGCGATGTAGGGGTGGTGAGTGTTAACCCTGGATCAGGTGAAAGCCAGGGTGAAGTCGTCGTTACCGGCCGAGGATGGCAGGCAGCGGAACGGCAGGGTGATGTGCGTCACGCTGTCGCTCTCGACATAGGTCGGCGAATCGAAAGCGGTCTGATCAGCCGTGAAGGTGATGATGTTGCCGGCACTGCTGCCATGGACCCAGGTGATGGTCGCCTCGGCCTGAGTGTTGACGGCATCAATGAAGTCCTTCGTGGCGAACGCCGGCAGCTCGATGGTGATGCTGCCGGTGGTGCGGCGATCGGTCAGCCTGACTTGCTTTGTGCATCCAGCCTTTTGCTCGAACGTCATCTCGGTGCCGAGGCTCAGGCTGAACTCCGTCATGCAGGCGCTGAAGCCGTGGACCGTCACCGTGGCGGTGTTGTCAGCATTGACTGAGAGCGGTGTGGCCTGGTTGCTGTAGGTCGGGCTTGGCAGCGACAGCGCAGTCGGGGCGCCGAAGATGCCCATATGGCTGAACGCAATCGTGGGGATTGCGCCGGTCGACAGGCTCATGTCGAACGAGCCGCGAATGCCGGTGATGGCCTGCTCGCTGCCGTTGTCGATGAAGAACTGCATCGTATAGCTGTCGAATGCAGAGCTCACCGGGGCGTAAGTGACGCTGGTCGCTGCCACGATCGTCTCACCCAGGCCGGAAGCAGTCAGCATCGGGCCGTAACGCGGGGCTGTGCCAGCGGTGCCGGAACCAGCAAGTTCAACAGTGGCGCTGATCGGGACGGAACGCTGGCCGATGACGTTCTGGCGGTTGCCGAAGTAGGTCTGGATCGTCTCCCTCTCGATCAGCTCCATCTCCAGGGGCGTGACATCGAGCTCGGTGAACAGCAGCGCATCAGTCGCCGCTGGTGTGGGATTGGTGCCGTAGGTTGACTCGGCCTTCACCAAGGCCAGTCGGTTTCTCCACAGGGCCATTGGTTACTCCGGGTCGGGAACAGGGGAAGGCTCCGGCTCATTCTGACAGGCCACGGGGGCAGGGCAGACAAGGGGCTCTGGCTCCGGCAACGTCTCACCAGGCTGCGCTGTTCGCCTGAGACAGACCCATTCGTTGTTCACCAGCTCATACGATCCGCCCTCTGTTGGCCGTGGCGGAATCGTTGGGGTTGACTTCTTGGCCATGGGCAGGATGCGATGCCCAACAATATCAAGCCTGCGTCAGGTCGCCCTCCCGCGTTCGGAACTGCACCTCGTAAGTGTGGACCCACCACATGCTGCTGAGGTCTGCAGGATCGAGCTGGGGATTGTCGTTTGTCGGCACGATGTCAGTGGCCAGGCCGCCGATGGTGGTGTCGGCCATGATCAGAGCATGGGCTGAGACGATGATCGGGTCCACCAGCACGTCGGGGATTTCTCCGCGAGTGTGAACGATCACCTCCACGTCCATGGTGTGATGCAGCTTGCAGGTGCTGTGTCTCTGCGCCCGACCTGGCCCGGGCTGCACGATCAGCACGGGGGCTTCAGCCCGAGCGATTGCCGCCGCCCTGCTGCGGTAGACCGCCGTGACCCCACTGGTGCTGCCCAGGGTGGTGGTTAGCGCTGCGAGGATCTGCTCACGGATGCTGGTCATCAGGCGTCAGGGAACGGCGCAGTGGGTGGGGTGAAGTTACTGGTGTAGCGGGCGACGCCTTTGGTGATGCGGAGGTCGTCGATGTAGCCGTTGAAATAATTTGTAGTCGCATCATTGCCAATCTGCAGGACTCTAGCGGTGCTTGATACCGAGTTTATAGTTGTAGCGGTGCTTTCGAGGATGCCATCCACAAAAACCCTAACACTGGACCCTGATCTTGTTGCCGCGTAATGATGCCATTGGCCGTTATTTATCGATGATACAGTAGTCAAACCCGAAACTATGTATGAACTTCCGTCGCTGAGGTATAAGCTCAATTTTCCTTGCGTCACGGAACCTAGCTGAACCAACCAATTTGTATTGCCGGCTCCAGATCCGTTTCTGTGCGCCACGGGTGTCCCTGCCGTTGCTTGGTTAGTCAATAAAAAGAATTCAATCGTGAAGTCTTCGGATCCGAGGCTGAAATCTACATTGTGCGGCAATTGTAAATAATCCCCATTTCCATCAAATGCAATACTCGCTCCGCCGAACTTGCTCTCTGCCGTACTGATCTGAGCATCGCCCACAGCCGTCACAGTCTTAGGTGATGGACTGCTGTCAATGATCGTCGTGCTGCCATTGGCGCCATCGCCATGCAGCAGCAGTGAAACATTCGCGAAGTAGGGGTCTGTCGGCGCTGCCGCCGCCGCGAACTGATACGGGTTGATGTAGATAATGCTCATGCTTTCTCCCAGATCAGCGATTCGCGCTCAGGCGTCGTCGGGTCGTCCGGTAGGAACTGGCCATCCTCGCCGCGTGCCTGAACCACCACCCACAGCTCGCCTGCGTCGTCCATCCACTCCTGCCCCAGATACTGCGCAGCCGGCCTTGCGCCACCGCCCAGGGCCTCCACAAAGGCCTCGGGCAGGTTGCTGCTGATCGCCAGCGCACGCACCTCCTGCAGCAGCTCAGCGCTCACCAGTCCCATGCGGCGCAGCTGCAGCCATGCCGCGCGGAAGTCGTCAACCGCGCCACCGCCGGCAGCGTTGAGCAGCGTCGCAGGCAGGCTAAGAGCCGCTGCGGGGGCTGCTGAGATGCCACCACCCAACAGCATGTTGATCTCAGGGTGGGCCAGCAGCAGAAGCTTGAACGTGCGCCAGTCAGCAGCAGGGGCCGGTGCCGGCAGCTCGATCAACTCCCACCCGTGGCGCCATTCCAGCGCATCGAGGTCAACGGTCCAGCGCTGCCGCACGGTGAAGCCTTCGGGGGCATCGGGCCGGTCTTCCTTGACAATCCGCAGCACCAAGTAGCGCGGGTCCAGGTTGACCACGGGCTCATCATCAGCCCTCGGGTAGCTGAGGATCTCCTGATTGATCGTGTCCCAGAGCGCGAGAGTGTTCATGGCTTCAGCTCCGGGAGACGTAAAGGGTGACCTTCAGGCCAGCGCCTGCAGTGCCGCTGCCCACCTGGTCAATGTCGATCGTGATCTCTGCGTCGTCCGCCAGGGCTGAATCGCTGATCACTGGAGGGGTTGCCGCTGTCTCGCTCGTTTTCTCTCCGTCATCAATGCTCAGCTTCGTGCTCAACACTGACGTTCCGGCTTCGTTGATGTCGACGATCAGATCGCTGCCCACTGGCGCCGTGGTGACTGTCGCCTTCACTGCGGTCAGCGTGCCAGCGGCTGGCATCCTGAACGTGACTGTTGCCGTGCCGGTTGCGAGGTCTGTCGTTTCGTCGCTGCAGGCGATGACGTAGATGTCCTCCACTGCAAACCGGGCATCATCGCCAGCGGCCACCGTGCCAGCAGTCGTGCCAACGTCCAGCGCCGCAGCGCCGCCCAACGTTGGGGCTCCGCTCAGATCGCCGTAAGCACCGGTGAAGCCCACCCGGGACATTCCAGCGCCGATGCCCACCACGATCGTGCCGGTTTCGGACTGGACCCTGGCAACGCTGCCGACACGTTGCACCGTGCCGGACACGGGGATCGTGCTCACCAATGCCCCACCCGCACCGACATAGAGCTCATCGCCCAGGGTGTAACTGTTGGTGTTCGTCGGTCTCAGCTCGCCGAGGATGATCGCATCGCCCTCGGCGTTGTTGCCCAACGCGGTGGTGAGCAGGCCGATGGCCGGCATCTTTGCCGGGTCGGTCGGGTCACAGGCCGCCACCTCGATTCGATCAGTGTCGCCTACGGATCCAGTCGCATAGATCGCTGTGTTGGCCGCCAGGGTGCCGCCGCTGGTGTTCTTGACGTGCAGGTAGATGTCACCCGCCAGGCTGCCGTGAATGTGTGGCGCCGTCAGCAGGCCGGTCAGGGTCAGATCAGCAAACGTCGGGCTTGCGCCGTTGTGCGGGTCTGCCTCATCGTCGTGGGTGGCGATCGCTGCAGTGATCGCTGCGCCGGCCAGATCAGCGATGTCCTGCGTTGTGGCGTCAGCCGTCGTGCCAGACTGATCCATCGGCACACGCTCGTTACCGGTGAGCGGTGTTGTTGCGTCAGGCAGGCCCGTGATTGTGGTAGTTTCGATCGTCATTGCGTTCGCAGCGATATGCCTGACAGGGTTGTGATGCTCAGGCCTGACAGCGTGGTGATCAGTGTCACCGCTGCGATCAGCGACAGCGCGATCTGGCAGAACTTGCCGTCGTCCAGGAGTAACGTCTCGCGCACTTGGTAGTTGGCACCGTTCACTGTGATGCTATCGCCGTAAAGCAGGTCGCCAAAGTCAGACGCCTTCGCGGTCAGCATGTACTCCGTGGTGACGACCATGCCGCCGGCGACCGTCTCGCCCGGCATGTCGAGAATGCCCAATGCAGTAATGGCGCCAGCCGTGCAGCTGACGCCAAAGTCGTCAAGGAAGATCGAGAGGTCTTCCGTGAACATCAGCCGTACTTCTTGAGGCCAAAGCCGAAGCAGGTCACGGCAGAGCTGGCGGTGCCAGTCTCAGCAGTGCAGCTCAGGCGGATGTAGCGCTTGAGGTCGTTGCTGTTCAGGGTGATCACCTCCTTGTAAGCAGCGTTGCCGATCGCGGTGAAGGTGCCGCCGGTGGCTGCGGTGTAGGTCGAGTCGTCGGCAGACTCTTCAATGCGGAAGGTCAGGTCTGCGGCGGCGCCTGCAGCGGTGCCAGACAGGATGATCTGGACATCGCCCTCGTAGCCGGCCAGGTCGACGCCGGTCTGATCGCCAGTGGCGGTGATAGTCGTGGTGGCCAGGAGGGTGAAGTGCTCGAGCTTGTCGAGCGTGAGCTCATGGAGTGCCATGGATCTTGGAGCGACGGGTTCGTGGTTTGCGTTTGATCGGCTCGGGATCCTCCGCCAGCGGCTGCACCTCTGGGACTGCTGCCGGGGCCGGCTTCGCCTTGCCGCTGCCAATCAGCAGCCGGGCGTCGCGGCCGTCCACCTCCACCACGTCGCCAACCCTTGCGGGCTGGCCGGCGATGGAGGTCTGGCGTAGGATCTCAAGCCTCATGGATCATCAGAGGGTGTTGTTGCCGCGGCAGAAGGCCTCGGGGTGACGCACAGCCACGTCAACATCCTGCAGTGCAGTGACGCGCACGCCGCCGCTCTTGTCGTTGGCGTAGGGGTTCACCTGGATGTCCAGAGCGCCCCACATGCCCATGATCATCTGGCTCCACACTCCGAAGAACACATCACCAGTGGCCACCTGGTTGGAGCGCACGGTGTTGTAGCCGTTGACGGTGCCGCCGGGCTCAAGCACGAACTGAGCGGTGCTGGCCGCTTTCTCGGTGGTCTTGAAGCCGCCGTAGATGGTGCTGTTGGTCAGGTAGGACATCGCGCCGATGTCGGCGTTGTCAGCGGCAATCTTCGACTCCATGCTCACCAGTTCGGCATAGGTCGGGTTGTCGGCGTTGAAGTCCTCGGTGTTGATGCCGGTGACCAGCTTCAGGCCCTCAGGCTGGCTGCTGGAGCCCAGGCCATACAGTGCAGCGCGGTCGATCTCCAGGGCGATCACAGTGGCCAGCTCGGTGCGGACCATCTGCTCCACGTCGATGGAGCTCTGCAGCATCAGGCGGCGGGAGAACTCGGTGAAAGCGCCGAGGGTCTTGGCCACCAGGCTCACCTGATCAACGGTGGGCTCGGATTCGGTGGGGTCACCGCCTTCAGCCACCCAGTAGGCAGTCGCGGCGCCGGTCTGGCGGGGGATCGCCACGGGGCCTTGCAGGCCGGTGAGCATGGTCACGCCGAGGGTGCTCAACGCCAGGCGGTTGCGCAGCAGCTCGATGAAGCTACCGGGGCGAGCATCGGTGAACACCAGATCGCCAGCGCTGGAGGCGTTGCTGACGGTCAGGTCGCGGCTCAGTACGTCGTTGGGGGCCAGGATGCCGCGAGGGGTCACGCCCATGCGCTGAGCGGTGGCATCGGAGACTTCGCGCTCGAAAGCGGCAGCCTCGTAGGCAGCGCGATCGTTGGGCATCATCTGCGCCCGGATCGCCTTCACGAAGCTGAAGCTGCGAGCTTCTTTCTCGGTCAGGCCGATGTCAGCAGAACCGCCACCGGAGGCGATGGGCTGAGCAGAACGGGCAGGAGCCGCAGGGGTTGCAAGCTGGGCAGGGGGACGCTTGGCAATCTCGGCCAGAACCGAGCGCATAGCGTCAGCTTCAGAGGCACCGGATTCGATCAGGCCCTGGGCCAGGTCGTCTGCCTTGTGCTCACGGCAGAGGGAAGTAATAGAGGCAACGCGGGTGCGCTCATCGGCCGCAGCCTGAGCCCGCACTGCCTCCATGTCGATGGTGGAGGGGTCCATGTGGTTGCTGTTGTTGTGGGTCAAGGGTGCGACCGTGGCCGCTGCAGCGCCGGGCGGACCCGAGCTGCTGGTGGCCTTGCGGCCTTGGCCGACCGTGTGGTCGGCTGGGATTGACACGGCGCTGACTTCCATCGGGGTGAAGGCTGTCACCAGTGCCATGCCTTCCCGGCTGGTGGTGTCGAGCGGTGCGTCGATCGAATACATGAAGCTCACGTTCCTGATCGTTCCGCTCTCCCAGTCCTGGCGGCGCTTGTACTCTTCGCTTCCTTCGATCTTGGTGTTCGGTGACCAGCGGGTGCGGACACGGCCGCGGCGATCGTCACCCATCCAGGCACGCTCAACGACGCCTAGCACGACTTCAGCATTGTGATTCCACAGCCATGGCGCCGCCCCACTGTTCAGGCGGCTCATGTTCATGGCCTCGGGGTCGTGGCTGAGCACCTCCATCCCAAAGTACCTCTCAACCGGCTGCTCGCTGCTGAATGTGAATTCCACCACCTCGGGATCCTCATCAGCACGCGCAACCTCAGCCACCACCGCCGAGCGGTAGAGGGGCTGGGAGTTGAGGTCGCGTAGATCCATCGTCGAAGGGATACCCTTTGCTGCCATGCTATCCGCTGGGGGTTCAGTGCTCTCTGCGCTGCGCTCGCCTCGCGCCTTCTTTATGCTCTCGCCTTTGGCGGTGCTCCAGGTCTGGCCAGCATCACCGCCCCAGGCTGCCCACGCGACTCGACCGGGTGAGGGGTAACCGTCCTCGTCTGGGCTGAAGCCTTCGCCTTGCTTGTCCACCTCATGCCTGGCGAACCAGGCCGCCATGGTGATCACCGTGTCGGGGCTGAGCTCATCGCCGGAGAGAATCTGGCTGGCCCTGCGGGATGCCACGTCGGTGCCGCCAGCTTCGCCGTCTTCCTTCCACGCGCGATAGCGCCGTGCTTCTGCCTTCATGCCCTCGGTGGGCATCAGGTTGATCTCGGTGCCGTTGACGTTGGCCATCAGTCCTCAGTGGTCGGGTCAGGTTGCTGCTCTGGTGTGGCGTCTGGTGCGCCGCCCTGCTGATCGTCGGCCGGGTTGGTGTCGAACTGCAGGCCCAGCTGTTCGGCCCTGTCGACCTCATTGGCGCGGGCGATCAGCAGATCCTCGATGTCACCACCGCTCTCAGCGACGATCTGCGCCTGCGTCTTGAAGCCAGCCCTGACGGCATCGCGGTAGGCCTGCACTTCCTTCTGCGGATCCACCCATGCCCATCCGCGCGGATACCACTGAACGGCCTCGTAGCGCTCCGGCATGGCCTCATAGTCGGGCAGCCGCAGCTGGCCAGCGCCAACAGCAGCGGCCAGCCAACGCTCATAGATCGGCTGCAGTAGGTGCTCGATCATGAAGTCCTGGAGAATGCGCCACTGCTCGCGGTCCTCCAGCAGGCTCAGCCGGCTGCTGCTGTAGTTGCTTTGACTGAAGTCCTTTGAAATCAGCTCGTAGGAACAGCCGATCGCAGCGGCCACGGAGCGGAGCATCCCACGCAGAAATGGCTCGAACTGCCCATCAGGGGCGTCGAGCTGGGGAACGTTGACGGTTTCCCCGGGCGCCAGATATTTGAAGACTCCAGGCTCGAACCTAGTCACCTGGTCGCCGTCCAGCACCTCATCGCCCTGGAGCTCGCCCTCGGGTGACTGGATGAAGCCCATAAGGCTGCTGTTGGCCCTGGCCCTGACCACCTCGGCCTCCTCGTAGCCGTCCAGGTGGTGGAGTCGCTTGATTGCGCTGGCCACCCATGGAGCGCCACGGGTCTGGCCGGGTCGCTCAGGGATGAACAAATGGATGATCTGATCGGCAGGCACCTCGATCACTTCGCCGCCGCGAGCGTTGGCAATGTCGCCCGGGTGCGTTGTGCGGAAGGCGTATTTGATCGGCCGGCCCCAGCGGTTGACCTGGACGCCCATGCGCCACTGATTCCCGTTGGCATCCTTGCCGTAGCTCTTGCCCTCGTCGCAGTAATCCGACTCGATGATCTCGATGCCGAGGGGGATCCGGCTGCGCCCGAACGGTTCGGGAATGATCCGCAGGAACACCTCGCCGGATTCGGCAACGGCCATGATCGCCAGCCGCAGGATCTCGGCCATGCTCAGCCGGCCAGCGACGTGGCAGCGGTCAGCCCTGCACCAGGTCTGCCAGGCTGCCTCGATGCGGCGGTTGATCGGCTCGTTCAGCCGGTTGCCGCGCTGCATCCGCACACGGCCCTGCATCCTGATACCGCGCCCGACGACGTTCGCGCCGATCGCGCGGATGGCTTGGCGGGCGTAGGGGGAATCACGGACAAGCTGCCGTGAGCGGTTCCGCAGCCGTACCAGGCTGCCGTCAATCTCAGCGTCTGCGCTGGTGCTGCTGGTGATCCAGTTGGCAGTCAGCCGGGACTGCAGTGCGCCCTCATAGGCTCGCCTGCGCTTCGGGGTGTGCGCCTCCGGCATGGATGCGGCTTTCCTGGCCATCAGAACCTCACAAAGACGTTGCGGGGATCACCCAGGCCCTGCGCGATCTTCTCTGCTGCTCGTTCACGGGCGACGATCGCCTTGAGCTGCGCTTCGCGCTGCATCAGCAGGCCTAGGTCGTTGCTGGTGTAACTGCGGTTCCCGATCGAGTATTGCTTCGCGCCCTTGCTGACGATCGCCCTGATGGCAGCCTGAACCGCGTCGAGGTCTTGCTCTGCTTGGCTGCGGCCATCAAATGCTGTGGGGTCGCCGGTGAATGACAGGGACGGCAGCACCTCCGTGGTTCCGCTGCCGGTGACCACCACCACGGCGCCGCTTGTGATTCGCTTCTGCCAATACCAGGTCCCAGCATCCCAGGATTCCGTGGTGGTGGCTGACAGGGCAACGTCCCAGCCGCCATCAGATCGAGCAGATCCGGCAACAGTCGCGCCCTCGCCTGCTGTGTTCGTGCGGAAGGAAACCTGCAGGGTCCAGGCGTCCGACGTGGCCGGGGAGTCGGTGACAAGCGCAGGTGGCTCGATCCACGTCACGGTGCTGCCGGCAACGATTGAAGCGGGAACAGTCACGAGCACACCTCCATGGCCGGATGATAGCCATTACCACCCGGTGACAAATCCCGGCCCACTGGGCTCTGATCTGCGCCGTTTTGGCTTGGGCTTGGCTTGTCCGGCCTTGCGCTCCTCTGCTGCCGCCTCCAACTGCGACCAAAGACTCGCGCGGTTGTATCTGCGCTTGACCAGCTCCAGGATCGCCAGGCTGTAGACGGTGAGATCGAGCGGTTCGTTTCTGGCGCCCGAGGGGTTCTCCCAACCGAGCACCTGAAACCCTTTGACCATCTTCGGCACCAGTCGCTCACAGGTCAGGCCCTGCAGGTACTCCTCGGTTACGTCGTTCGGCAGGTGGATTGCTCCAGGGCCGGGGGAGTCGCGCTTGAGTCGCGCATAGATCGTGCGCTTCAGGGTGTCGCCTCCCACCTGATACAGCGTCAGGCCTTTCTTGATCGTCTGCCCTCTGGCGTTGACGTCCACCTTGGATCCCTTGCCGAGAGCTGGCGCTGCCTTGTTCTTGCTGCCCTTCAGGGCCACGACGCCCTCTCTGGAGCGCTGTCTGCAGTATTCATAGGCCTCCTGCGTGAAGTGGCCCCCGGTGTCAACGCCACAATGCCGGACCGTCAACGTGCCGCCGCCCTCCATCGGCCATTCCGTGTGCCTGATGCTGTCGATCTGTTCCCAGACGTCAGCCTCTGCCGGGCTGCCCTCCACCTTCTGATGCCAGATCCGCCACATCTCCTCCCCACGGCCAAAGCCCCAGACGGTGGTCTCCAGCCAGGTGTCCTGAGTGTCAACGGCCATTAGCAGCAGGACGACGCCCTCGGGGCAGGTGCCACTCGAGAACGTCTCAGACTGTGCCCTGGCCATCAAGCCCTCGGCGTTGATCACAGCGACAGCCTCATCCTCCCATGCCTCGGCTGCGCGTTTGTTCACCCAGCCCTTGAGCAGCAGGGGGTCGACCTTGGCGCGCAGGAACTCATCGCGGATCTGCGCCCAGCTGGTCCAGCCGGCCGGGGCGTACCACCCGGGTAGGTGGAATCCTGCGGTGATGCCGTCGCCCTTGGCAGTCGCCTGCCACACGGCACCGGCCAGCATCGTGGTTTTGTGATGCTCGCTGACGCGTTCTCCACAGGCCGGGCATTGCGCGAACACCTCACCATCGGGCCGGTCCCACTTCATGTGTTCCCGCCAGCGGAGCACTTCAAGTGATCCGCAGCAGGGCATCAAGACCGCCAGCTGTCGCCGATCTGATCGAGTCTCGTATTCACTGGTGATCCTGCACATCCCTCGGGTGCCGGGTGTGCTCGTGATCAGCACCTTCCCCATGGGGAACGTCGACGTCCTGGCTTCGGCGTTCTCCAGGGGGTCGCCCTTGTCGTCTGCCTCGAACGGGTAGGACGACACCTCGTCAGCCAGCAGGTAGGCCGCAGGCATTGACTGCAGGCCGCTGCCGCTGTTCGCGCCGGTGAGAACAAACAGGCCGCCACGGAACTCCTTCAGGAACATGGTGTTGCCGCTGTCCCTGGCCCTGGCGGGCGCGATCAGGTCAGACAGGACAGGCGTCTCGCGCAGCAGGGGCTCCAGTCGCTGGCGGTTCAGACGCTTGGCCATATCGAGCGTGGGCTGCACCAGCAGGGTCGGCGCTGGCCATAGGTGGATGATCGATCCCAACCAGTTCAGCACCACCTCGGTCTTCCCCATCTGGCTGCCGAACATGAGCACGACACGACGCCACGGGCTGGAGGGGCTCAGGCATTGCATCGGCTCCCGCAGGTAGGGGGTGCGATCGGTGCGCCACGGGCCGGGCTCCGCCGAGCCTTTGGTGGACAGGATGCGGTGACGATCGGCCCACTGGTCAACCGTCATCGGATCGGCCGGCATCAAGCCCTCACTGAATGCCAGGTCGTGGAGCTCGAATGCGTCAGCCATCAGCCAGGCTCCTCAGTGCTGTGCGGATCTCTTCGGTGAGCAACTGATGCGCTGCCCTGGTGTCGGTCATGCTGATCAGCGTGGGGACCACCCGGTCGGGGATGGCCAGCATGCTGTCCCTGACGGTGCGGGCTTTCTTGAATGCTGCGGCCTTGACGTCAGCAGCAGGCACCAGGTCGCCCTGCATGGTCTGCACCTCCAGCTTCGCCTTCTCCGCCAAGTAGTGCTCGCGCCGTGCCTTGCTGTCGTTCAGCCCTGGAATCTGATCGTCAGGGAGTGCGTCGATCCGCTCCCGCAGATCCTCCGGCTTGGGCTTGTTTTCCACAGGGTCAGGCCGGCTGACCTTGCTGTTGTGGGTCGCCCTGGTGTTCTTGTTCCACAGCTCAAGCGCCAGGTCCCGGTCAAGCCACCGCTTCCCGTCTTTTTCCACAACGGCGTCTGAGATGCGCCCGTGCTTGACGGCATAGCTGACCGCCGCAGGACTGCAGCCTTTAAGAACTGCCAGCTCTGAGAACGTAATCAGCAACTAGCCTCTGAGCCTCACTTAAGGGCTGTCTCTTATACACATCCGACGCTGCCGACGATACTCCTTGTGTAGATCTCGGTGGTCGCCGTATCATTAAAA